GGTATGCCAGTAAGTGAAGTGAGAGAGCGTTTTGCAAAAGTTTTACCAGAAGCTCGTGCAGATAATGAAAGATTCCGATTATCACAGGAGTTACAACAGGGGCGACTTCCACAGGCTAATCAAGCCAGCCCGAGACAACAACAAGCTCCACCTATACGAGAAGGACGGACGTCCGGTGGCATTCGCGACTTGGGCGTTTCTTAGCCCAGAAGCAGAACACGGGTACATCACAGGCACCCGTAAACTACAGCCCGAAGACTTCGAAGGAGAGGACGGGCAGTTATGGTTTATAGACTTTGCGGCTCCGTATGGACATTGCCGCGAAGCAATTAAGTGGTTCAGAAAGTTCATTTGCACTAAATACGGACCGAGATATTCAGCAAAGATCCTTCGACGCAAGAAGCATGTCGGGAGATTATATGCATATGGTGATCTATGAGACTCAACGCTCTACATCCTGAAGACAATCCAATGGAGACATTGCTGTACTGCTTTGGCGGTGATGGCGGTGGAAGTGGGGGTGGAGGCTCTAATGCTAGTGATGATCCATCTGAGGAGTCCACGGTAGACTTTGGTGGTGGCCCCGGTTTTGATGATGGGGACACTGGCGACACAGGCGGTAGCAGTGACGTCGGGGGCTCTTCCGACGATCAGGATTCAATGGATTCTGGCTACGACACAAGCACTGTTGGTGCGGGAACAAACACTGATATGGGTGGCGGCGGAGCTGACACTCAGGATGCTCAGATGGATGAGCTCGATGCTATCTCCGAGCAGTTCGACGCTATGGATGAAGCAATTGCGGAAACTGGCGGAGCGGCAATTGGTGGTGACGGAAGCGTTAGTGGCAGAGGCACAGAGGGATATGAAGCCGTAGCAGATACCTATGAAGGTATGACTGGAGATGACTCTCTAACTGCTGGATATCCGACCGAAGAGCTCCAATCTGGAATAGGCGATGTCGTTATTTCTTCACTTCTTGGGGACGCAAAAGTACCTCCAGAGCAGATTGCAGATATCTACAGTAGCTTGTTAAACACAGCAACTAAAGCTGAGCAGATGTATGGCCCGGCTCAGCCTAACTACGTCGAAACGGATGTATACGGCTACGACTATCCAAGCTACTCAACGCCAAGCCAGCAAATAGGATCTTACGATCCCGGATTTTACGATGACGACACAGGTGATACCGGTCTATCTGGGTTCATTAGTCAGGCATTTGAAGAAAACAACCTTGCAGTTAAAAACAACAACCCCGGAAACTTAAAGTTCGCAAATCAGCCCGGGGCTACAGAAGACGCAAGAGGGTTCGCAAAGTTCGATGACCCGCAAGCTGGGATGAATGCGTTGGTCAATCAGATCAATCTTGATAGATCCCGTGGGGACACCCTTGAAGAGTTTATATCTGATTACGCTCCGCCAAGTGAGAACGCGACACAGAATTATATTGACTACGTTAGCGAAAGAACAGGCATCGCTCCCGGTGAGCAGATACCTGCGGATAAAGTTGCCGCTGTTGCTGGCGCAATTACACAGATGGAAGGCGGGGAACTTTCAACAGACTACTTCTCTTCAGCGCAGTCCATGTACGACACGATGCAAGGAGACGGCGCTGGCGTTACTGTTGAGTTTGTTGATGAAGGCACAACAGACTACCGTGACACCTTTGTTGCACAGGATAGGATAGGTACTGGCTTTCCGGTTACAGCGTTACCAGAAGGCTCCTACCAGTTAGACCCCGAAACAAGTACAGTTGCTTTAAATGATGCTGGCAAAGAGTATATGGATGAGCTGGCAAAGGGGTATAACGATCTACCAAATAAGTACGGCATTGACCGTCAAGAGATCGAATCTTTGATGGCTCAAGGTGAGCTTGTCGGCGCTCCGGTTGTTAACATCGCGGCTACAGGCTTTAGCTTCGTAGACAAGAAAGAGGGAGGAGAAGCTCCCGCTGGTAAAGGCGAGGATGAGGCTGGTCTAGCTGGCGGCATGGGCGGGCGAGGTCGGCTCGGGGACGCTGATGTTACTCAAGAGGGGGTTGATAATGATTTCGCTTATGAGCTTCCTGCCTATTTCCCTTCTGAAACTGGCGAATATGCTCAGGGCGAAACAAGAACATCCGGCCTTGGTATTTCTCCAGACGAAGGAGGGGTTGGCCTCATCCCCGGAGATGGCGGGATTATCGGCACAGACACTGGACTTATTGGCCAGCGTGGATCAGGAAGTATTAATCCGTTTACAGAAGGTGGAGGCGGAGGAGAAGGTGAAGACACCTCAACATTACCCGACGTCGGACAAGGTGATGTAGGGCGCGGAGAAGGAGCTGGAGGTTCCGGTACGGGAGTTCAGCAAGAGGTAGCTGATAGTGGCGATGGTGGTGATGGTGGTGATGGCACAACAACTCCAGTTGTAGAAGAGCCCGTAATACCGTACTTCTTTGGCGAGCCAATGGAGACTTACGATCCGAATCTGCCTCCGTTCGAATATCGAACTCCTTTAGTGACAACGCCGTATGATTTCGCTCGTGACTTTGGCTCTTATACGTTGTCAGAGCCAATTGCTCAGAGCTACGCAGAGAGAGCATTATTGGCGCCAGAAGGGTTGGTGCCTTACACACCAGAATACATGGAGCCTATCTCCGAGATGGATCTGGCAAGACAGGAAGAATTGTTGTCTTTGATTGGTGAGCGATTCCCCGGAGAATTTGGGGAGTTCGAATACGACTTAAACACATCGCCTTTGGAGTCAGCGCAAGCGCTGATTGATGCTCTTGGCAATCAGTCGAGCTAATAATCCGAAACAGCTTACAGGAGATCGTATGCCACTGACAAAGAAAGGTAATAAGATCATGCGTTCGATGAAGGAAGAGTATGGTCCAAAGAAAGGCGAAGAAGTCTTCTATGCAAGCCGGAACAAAGGAACGATCTCAGGAGTCGAAAGAAAATCAGTTGGTGGAATACTTACAACTGGTAACGATGACAGAGACCTTTCGGCGGTCAGGAGTTATCAGCAGGAGATGGCACCCAAGAGATCTTTCGTAGCAAAGATGGCAGGAGGAGGCGCTCCTTCTGGGTATCATCGTATGCCTGATGGTTCTTTAATGAAGGATTCTGACCACATGAAAAAAGGCGGTCAGGTCAAAAAGAAGAAGAGTCGTGTCAATGAAGCCGGTAATTATACCAAACCCACATTACGAAAACGCTTATTTAACGAGATCAAGGCTGGCGGAAAGGGCGGAAAGCCGGGTCAGTGGAGTGCAAGGAAAGCACAGATGCTCGCTCAACGATACAAGAAGGCAGGCGGAGGCTACCGCGACTAATGGCACTCAAGAAGCCGCAAAAGTCCCTGAAGTCATGGACCAAACAAAAGTGGCGCACGAAATCAGGAAAGCCTTCGACGCAAGGTCCCAAGGCCACTGGGGAGCGCTATCTGCCATCCAAGGCTATCAAGTCACTTTCGGACAAAGAGTATGCCGCTACTACGAGAAAGAAGCGAGCGGATACCAAGAAAGGAAAACAACACTCTGCACAGCCTAAGAAGGTTGCAAAGAAGACCGCTAGACATAGGAAGAAGTGATGGCAGTAGTTACACCGGACTTACCAGAGATCTTTGAAGAGGCGTTTGAACGCGCTGGTCTTGAGATGCGTACTGGTTACGATCTGAAGACTGCACGTCGCTCATTGAATCTACTGACACTTGAGTGGCAAAATCGTGGGCTAAACCTATGGACAATCGAGCCCGGAACAATTAGCCTTACCTCAGGAACTGCAACCTACACGTTGCCATCAGACACAATTGATGTGATCGAGATGTCATTGCGTACAGGTACAGGCGTAAACCAAATTGACACAAACATCGAGCGTATCAGTGTATCGAGTTATTCTCAGCAATCTAATAAAAACACTACCGGAAGACCCACTCAGGCGTTCGTGCGCCGTTTGGCAACGGAAACAACTATTACGCTGTGGCCTGTGCCGGATTCAGTTGACACTTATACTCTGGCGTATTACCGCCTCCGTGGAATCGAGAGCATTGGTTCGGGCATTGCAGGCACGGCTGATGTTCCTCCGCGATTCGTTCCTTGCTTGGTTGCAGGACTTGCCTACTACATTGCGATGAAGAAGCCAGAGGTGAACGAGCGCGTTCAACCTCTGAAGCAAGAATACGAATTCCAGTTCCAGCTCGCGGCAGGCGAAGACAGAGATTCTTCAAGTATTCAGTTTGTTCCATTCAACACGTTCTATGGAGCAGGCGGCTAATGTACACCAAGGCGAAGTACGCATACGGCTACTGCGATAAGACTGGGTTCCGCTATCCTCTGGTGGACCTTGTTGTCGAGATCAAGGATGGAATCCCGACAGGGTTCAGGGTTGGCAAGGATGTTGTTGACCCAGATCACCCACAGAACTTTCTAGGCCGGTTAAGAATCAGTGACCCACAGGCACTAAAAGACCCGAG